CTGTTGGCACTGGGACCACGACCGTCGGTATGCTTGGCACCTTCCAAAAGTTCGCCATGCCAATCGTTCGTCGCGTCTACCCAAACCTGATCTTCAACCAACTCGGCGCTACGCAGCCAATGCAAGGCCCAGTTTCACAGGTCTTCTACCTCGGTCACAACCGTGTTTATGGCCCGACCGTTCAGAACATCTACAGCAAGTTCAACATGACCTACCGTGGTCTTGAAGCTTCCCGTATTGGTTCTGCTTCAGGTGCAAACGAACTCACTAACCCAGGAACGTTCACTAATGGTGATAACAGCGGTCTTGCTTTCACCAACTACAAGGATTTTGATGCTAGCAACGTAATCAACGTTTCCGCTGGTGGCACTAGCGCAACCTTTGGTGGTAGGATTGCTTCTTGGCCTGATGCAGACACAACTCTTGGTTGGACTGTTTCAGCAGGTGAAAGACTCGCTGGCACGTCAATCCCAGAGATCTCACTGCAAATCCAGACTCAGCCAGTCACGGCTCGCACTCGCAAGATGCGCGCTCTCTGGACCCTGGAAGCATCACAAGATCTCAAGGCTTATCACAACCTCGATCTTGAGCAAGAGCTTACTTCACTCCTGTCAAACGAGCTTCAACTCGAAATTGACCGTGAGCTAATCGAAGATATGCGTATGATTGCTTACGGTTTTGGTGATCGGACGACTGCTTTCGGTGGTTGGTATCCTGGTTCACTTGATCCAAGAGGCACCTCAAATGCTTTCCCATCATTCCCAGGTCTAGAACCAGAAGGTAACCCGGCATTTAGCCCTGGTGGTTTTGAGTATGAACTGACTCAAGCTGGCACTGGCACCGCCGATAACGGTGTTCCAGCTAAGGGTATCAACTCAGCTCAAACTAACGCCCCAGGTTCCAACATCTTTGTTGTAGACCTTGATTACTACCGTGATGGCACTGGTGCCTTCGCTCCTCAGCACATTGGTCATGTATACTCTAACCTGCTGGCAACCATCAACTTTGCCTCACAGGATATCTACCGCACGACCTTCCGTGGTCCTGGTAGCTGGATGATTACATCACCTCTGATTGCAGCAATGCTTGAGTCTGCTGCCAAGCTGGAAGGTGGTATCAACTCTGCTGACCGCCCAAGCAACATTGGCAACACGTCAATCGAGTTCAAGGGCAAGTTCGCCGGTCGCTACGACCTCTACGTTGATCCTATGTTCCCAACGGATGAAATCATCATGGGTTACAAGGGTTCTGGTCCAATGGATTCAGGGTTCATTTACTGCCCCTACATCCCACTCCAGCAACTCCCAACGATCACCGATCCTGAGAGCTTCCAACCACGTAAGGGTCTGCTGACTCGCTACGGTAAGGTTGCAATTCAGCCTGCATCACGCTTCTTCCGCGTGATTCGAATTGTCGGTGCTGCTGGTGACTACCTTGTCCGCCCAATGGAAAGAAATGCTAGTGTTTATAACACTCCTACTAGATACAACAGCTTCTGATAGCTGACAAAGTAGTATGAAATGGGTCGGAGGCTAAAAACCTCCGACCTTTTTTTATTTATGAATACTAAATACTAATAGTATGGCTAAGTATCTTAATACAGAAAAAGTTAAAATAGTAACTTTTACTAAGACTGGAGTAATAACTCTACTGCCGGGACAGGAAGTTACCACAGATGACCTGCTTATTGGTCTAGACAAATACCTAATTGACGAAGCTCCTCGAAAACCAGTCGTGGATATAGAGGACATTTTAGAGGATCAAGCTTCAGATTTGCCTGATGATTTAATTGTTGTTGTAGATGATTCAGTAATTGAATCTATACAGAAAGAACAACAAAAGAAGAAAACTCCTCGTAAAAGAAGGATTAATTAATCATGGTAGTAAAAGCTAATGTAGTCTGGGGTAATACCTATTCAAAATATGATGGCAATAGAATCACTGATTACAAAGTGACTGATGACATTGGTAAAAGTCTGTATGAGGAAGTTCCTAGTTTTCAAACTTCCCTGGAAGAGTTTAGTCCTTTTCACAGAGAGATAGCAGACTTCATTTTAGCTAGACTAGGCTATCCAGTCATACGTGTTGAACTAACACCATTCCAGATAAGAACTGCGATAGATGAAGCTGTGCAGCGTATGTCATATCACGCACCTGTGTGGACAAAACAATATGCAGTCTTCCAAACCCAATTAGGAGAGAACGTATATGAGATCCCAAGATTCATTGCAGATAACCTCACCTACGTCATCTACAAAAAAACGTTGCTGTCTATCCAAGCTCAAGCTGGGACTTTGGAGTTTGATTATTTTATTAAGTATTTTCAGGATGCTCATCTCTTCTCAGATTTTTCTGTAGGGGAGTTTTACATCCTTCAGATGCACTTAGAGATGGTAAGAAAAATTCTATCCCAAGAAGGCGCTTGGGACGTGTTGAATGGTAATCTATTACAACTAACTCCAACACCAGCAGTTGATGATTACTGTATTCTAGAGTATAGAGCTTTAGACGCTAACACAATTCATTATGCTTATAAATCTTGGATTAAGAGATTTGCATTAGCTTGCTGTAAGGAGATTCTTGGTCAGATAAGAGGCAAGTATCAAACTCTTCCCGGACCTGGTGGCGGCGCACAGTTAAATGGCGGAGCTTTAATAGAACAAGCTACTCAAGAAAAAGAGAAGCTAATCGAGGAACTTCTAGGAGAACTAGAAGAACCACCACTAATTACTACATACTAAGATGATTGATCCAAACGATAAAGATAAGAGATATAAAGTTACCACACCAATGCCTTATGCTGATCTGGACGATGACGCAAGTCTTCTGTCGCTCTACGATACGAAAAATCCAGACGTTGGTTACTTTAACTCTATAGACCAAGAGAATATTAAATTATCTGGGTCTAAGCTTCTTTATTACATGTATTTTGGTCAGGCGAGTTACGATAAAGTTTACTTAGAAGAACGTAATAAAGTTATATCAACTGAGCCAATAACTGTTTGGGCTTCTTATGATCCTAAAGTGATTGAAGAAAACGTTAGTGAGTTTGGTTTAGAGATGTCTAATGATCAAACATTTACTTTCAATAAGAGCTATATAGATCAGAAGCTTCAAAGAACTCCTCGCCCTGGCGACATAGTAAAGCCTTTATTTCAGAATATGAAGTATGAGATTTACGAAGTTCAGGAGGATGCTTTTGAGGCTTACGGTGTTTATCACTACAATTGTTTTGCTAAACTGCTAAGAGATTCAGAAGATGTGGTTGATGAAGTCGCATTAGACAGACCAGAACAAACAGGAGGAATGACAGACTTTGGGGGATATGAGATATGACTGATTTTGATCCAATTCCTATTCCAACAGTTCCTCTTGAGGTAGGAAGAGATCCCTCTACAGACGGAGCCTCATTTACGTCAGAATATCTTAGCGAAGTTAAAGTAATAAACATTACAGGTCACGAAGTCTCCGAGATTAAAACTTCAGTTATTACGTTACCTAATGGAGCATTTCCTGTTCCTGATAAGGTCACAGGAAGTCCTGCTGTAGCACCTATCTCAGTTTTTGCAGATGATGTCTCTAATGGATATGTGCAGTGGGAACCTATGGGAGATCCATACCCACCTTCACAGGAAGCCCCTCTAGGCTCTTATAAGTATTTACGTGTAAAATGGGACTGCTATATGCCTGCTGGGTCAAACACAGCCAATTACAGTGTAGGCGGACCTGTTTCGGGACCTTATCCATTTTACGCAGAAAAGATATACACGTTTAGACGAGAAGAGCCTGCTCAGTTCCCGAACTTTAAGTTAACGCCTGGGGTTTTATCTGCTCTAGGTGTTGGTTGTGAAACTCCCACAACTTTTGAGTTCTCTGCTCATGGCTTTGTAAACTCTTTTGATTTTTATAATGGTCTCTATGGTCAAGATAAACAAAGAGCTTTTCCAAACGGATCTTCGCTATTAGTAGCTGAGAGAGATATTATCTATGATCAAAACTTTGATGAAGTAGGATCGGTAACAGAAAATCCTAGTCTATCAAATATTGGACAAGAGTGCCTAGCTAAAGAATACACTGTCCGTGGCAGGATTGTCCCAGAGTTAGATTATGATGGTGCAGCAGTTGAAGTAATCCAAGAAGGAGACCCAGTAGCCGAGAGGATAACTATTATGTCTACCTCAGGTAGAGATGCTCCTCCGTTTTGGTATAACTTTAATTATGAACTTCAACACGAAAAGAACATAATTCCATTTAGCTTTGTTTGGGGTGTGGGACTTCTTACTTATGACGAAGGAACTTATAATCCTCAAGGTGCTACGATGGACTTACAGGATAAGTTTGGGCGAGCCGATGGCACATCAAAACTTAGTAATAACACAGGTCCAAGAAGAAGATCTTTTGGAACACCTGATTCTTGGGTTTCAAGATACATACCATACAACGAAGGTGAAGCTTATCAACCAACAGTATTCCACTCACAAGACGACATTACTTTCTCTATTCTTGGGCCGGATGTGGTATGTCACGCTTCTTCTGTAAACGTTTGTTCTGTTTCTACAGAAACAATTAATACTATTAGAAAGACAGTAATTAACTGGTTTGATAAAGGCAATCAGACTTGGTATGACGTAGAAATATATGGATATAACTTCCTCCCCGCAAGCTGCACTTGGGTGCTTCGTGGTTGCTTGCACATCAATAGCAGATACTTACCAAGTATTAACTTATCTACCAGGGATGTAAACTCACAGCGTTCTAACCAAAAGGAAAAAACTTGGGCAATAGATATGAACTTCGGAAACCGTAAGTTATTTACTGCCTACAAAAATGTTGTTCAACCTGCACCTTTAGACTGGATTAATAATCGCCTACCTGACCCACTAAGATATGATGACACCTATCAGACCGCATGTATATTGATGGAAAGCATGTGGAATAGTGATAACTACGTTAATGTCACTGTCTGCCCACCAGATGTAGCAACTCAAGTAGAACAAGTAAACTCTTTTGAGAATCCTTGGTATCAGGTAGCTCCATTTGAAACAAATGTTAAAGTAGGATTCTTAAGTGGTCTACACGAACCTTGGGCAATGAATCCTATTGGGATAGCCTCTAGATCAGGTGTTGCAGGTGAACAGCCTGCTTTCGGTTATGCTGGTTGCGGTGCTATCCTAGCTGGTGCTCAACTGCCTGACGCTAGGTTCTTAGAAGCGGCTATAGATTTAGAGTGGAATAATAGACTATCAATAGAAGTAGCTAGAGATGGCCGTCTCGTTGACCAGTTTGATGATGCTTGGACTGTAAAACGATTTTTGAATGTGCCTACTAGAATAACTAACGTATACTTAAATGACGCAGTAAAGAGAATTACTAATGATCCAAACTATCAAGGTTGGATTGACAAAGCATATGACGATCCTGAATTTAACAATGCTCATAGATTAATAGACAACTTTACTACCTTAGGTTATTATGGGAGCAACGTAGCCTATGGTGGAACTGAAGTCCTAGCTAAAAATGGCAGAGGCTTTACTAAAGGTGGTCATGGTGGAGGAACATCAAGAGCAGGAAAGACTTATGGCGTAGCTTCATATGCTTCGATTGGTAAGGTGAGAGGTGGGGACTCTCGAAGACAGGGTGATGTTTTAGTTGCTTTGAGTGGCACACCTCTAAACTCTACTCCTATTGCTTATCCTGGAGGTTCTCTAGCAAATAAAAATATTTACAGTATCGTTTATAAAGAAGATACCCAAGAACATTATTGCATCTTCCAAGCGAAACTTCATAAATTTGTTGTTGCTACGAATGAGTTTACTGCTGTTAGTGATACTATTGGAAATTTTGAACGTTACCCTGGAATTACCTACAACCCAACTATCTCTAAATTTGTCGGGATAGGCTTAGACATTACTTCAGCACCAGCTAATCCCCCCGCAGGAGCAAACGATAAAGATTATACTTATTCTTTTTACACTTACACAATAGATCCAGACGGATCTAATATAACTATAAGTCCTTCTCCATTCTATACTGATACAGTTTTTAATAAAGCAACTGAATCAAAATTAATAAATGCTATAAAGTTTATAGAATACAACCCCGCTGATTCTAAGTATTATGGATTTAAGTATACTCAAACTGTTAATAGTAGTGGTAGAATAAATGCTAATGGTATTACACCAGATAGTGGACCTAAACTAATTGAATTAAATGTTGGTAATAACTCTTACATAGAAAAATTTGTTGCACCTTTTGATACCTTAACAGAAATCAATGATATCTGTATCTCTGGAACTTCTAATCATATATTAGTTCCTGGGAGAGACCCGAGTCGTCAAGAAGGTCAAAGACTTCAAGTCGAGTCGATGAGTTTAGTGAATGGTGCTAAAGATGTAATTGCATATTTATCAGAATCAGAACCACTGAATGCAGTGACTCGTGGTATAGCGAAGTATGGCGATATCTTCCTAATGCTTCAGTTCCGAATTGGTGGTGCGTATGAACCAGGAAATAATAAGATTGGTTATCCAACACCAAAAAGACAGGCCAATGAAGGATACCCATCACCAGGATTCTGGAACAGCGTGACATCCAGAGAAGGTTTTACGCCTTCTCACTCAGCTTGGGCTCCTTTACTTAGTTATGCAATGATTTCAGGAGACAAGTTGGCATTGAAGCTTGTAGACTACTCTATGGGCATTGTCATGTCCACACATCATGACGGGGAGCCTATAAGAGACCTATACTACCAAGATCAAGGTTTAGGAGCAAACTTAAGAAATGCTGCTAGAATGGAAGGGCGACCTTTAAACATGCTAGTCGGTGGGATAGGTATAACTAGAAATGAAAAATTAAGAAGAAGAGTTCTATACGCTCTATCAAGAAGATTTTGGAATTATTATCAAAACTATGATTGGGAAGATAATCCAACTGGTGTTCCTAACAAGCCTTGGGTAGCTCAAAGATATCCTCCGTGGGCGAGAGGGGTTAGCGGAGTTTATGACTACAATACGAAACACCCAACTTGGCACGTCTTAGGTCCTTATGATTCAAGATTCGATGGTTACTGGAATGCCAACAAGATGGGAATTAATTTCAAACACTGTAAGTATAATACAGTTGGCTTACCCATTAGAGAAATTTCTCCTAACTTCAATCAGAATAGAGCGGCTGTTTGGTGTTATCGTGACGTAGGTAGCGCACAAGTAGCAGCTAAACAAGAAGTCTATGTTCCTCCTTACGACGAATTAGATTATGTTGATGAGAGTAAATTTTATTTTTGGAGCACAAGTCGCAGACAATTCCAATTCGATAAAGGTCGTTTAAAAGGTTTCATTGCTTCTGGTTATGTTTTAGATCCACCGAGGTCAAACCCAGGAGAGCCAGGAACCTCTGTAGTCTTATCTAATAATGTTGAATACTTTGCTTATAAGTTTGAGTGTCCTGAAGATCCTTTAGCTACTAAGGTATTCGGTCCACCATTACCTAGCCAAAACGTCACAGCTATTCCTGTAAGTGCTCACCCAAGTGTGACAGCAGTCCCAATAGATTTAAGAGAAAATGGGGACTTAGAAGGCAGAAGACCTAATAACTATAGCACTCAAGCATATCAGCAATCTTTACTATTCCCTTTCATCTCTCCTGTTATTGAAGTTTTTAAAGCTTACGGATTAATATTCCAAGAAATTTACTTAAGAAGACCACAGTCTACTTTAGATTTTGTTTGTAACTTCGATACGTATGCAGAGGTGGGTGACGCTCTGTATGATACATATCTGGAAGCAAAACAGTATTTTATTGATGTAGCAAAAACTTGTATTGCTAATATGGCTGGTAGAGCGGACACTCCTAATACTGGTTCACGGTTCCAAGGAAAATATCTACATGCTTACGCTCAGTCAAGCTGGTCAGCAGAGAGGCCATATGAATGGTTTACGCAACCAGAACTATCCTTTACAATCCTAGAAAATGGAAATACAGACTATACTACTACCCCGTATATCTGCGAGTCTTATTTCCATAAAGGTGAAAGAGTAAAGAAAAAAGTAATGTCAGGACCAAAACTAGGTCCATGGTTTGTTTATTCAAACCAATATAGTGGAGGGACGGCTCTTGGTAGTGCTTGGGGAACTACTAACTGGGCGACTAACGCTATTATCTGGGCTTGGGAAATTTTATATGCCTACGGTGATTTGTCTGATTCTGATGTTGTAGACTTAGCAAATAAAGCAGCACAAGTTATTCTTGAGTTTTATGGTCCTGGTTACGATATCGAACTAACAAGAACTACCGGAGCTCTCAGAAATGAGTTTTACAGTAAAGCACTTTATGGGTATTTAGGGTGGCCTAGTGTCGGCTTAAATTCAAGAAAAGCTGCTTTCTATAAACCAGGAGATCCTGAAGTGATGCCTTATGTTGCAGGTGTCACTGATAATGTTTTTAAGGATAGGACCCTTAACACAACAATTAAAACTATAACTGGAGATCTTAGATGCTCCACTGAGCTTGATTGTTCTTTTGAAGTTATTGATAACACTACCACAACTTACACTTACACATACGAGCTTCAACCAAGTGCCCTATACAACCCAGGCAAAGGCGTCTACCCGTTCTTTAGACAGGGGGATCAGAAGAACGCACTTCCTAGATCTATCGAAGCTGTTCGTGATGTGGGTATGTCTGCTCTCTATGTAAACGGTGGTGAAACTAATCAATTTGATTTTACTATATTAGAACAGCAGCTAAATCAGATCGCAGCTAATCGCTGCCAAGCAAACATAAGAATTCACATTGATATGCCTAGAAACTTACGAACTATTGATGAGCCTGGGCAGCCAAGAAGATATGAAATATTGCAACCACTAACACAAGATTACTGTCTTCCAAAATTTTTAAGAACAGAGTTTGGCGGGCCGGTCGAAGGCTATCCTTACCTGACAGTAGAGAACTCCGCAGGATTAGCCATGTCGGGCTACGTCCCAGACTACACTAGCCAAGCTCTCACTGATGAGTGCGTAAGGCTTCTCACTGAGTTAGGTAGAGTTTACGACGGCGATCCTAGAATTATTGATTTCCACGTAGGTCTTGCTGGTCACTGGGGTGAGTGGAATAACTACGCTGCTTGGAGTTTTCCAGCACTAGATCAAAATGGAAATCCTATTTTCCCTGTTCGTTGGACTAGAAATCCTCCCGCTGCATTCCTATCAACGTTAGCTTATGCCGTAGATGCAGCATTCAAAAAAACCTTGATCGGTGGTAGATTCTTGGATGGCCGGGATAATAACAGACCACTACCTGATAGTCCAGTCCTAGCTATGGTAGACTTAAATACTAGGCTTGGTATACATGATGACTCGTTCGGATGGATGAGTATTGATGAACCAGGTAAGCCTTGGTATACAGAGACTCAGATAAATCACTATGGGACCGGAGATAAGTGGAAGTATAGCTACATGGGAGGAGAGACTCGCCCAGAGCTAGCAAGAAATGGTGACGCTTATAACACAACATACTCGGGAACTGTTCCCGCAACATACAGCCAACAACCTCAAAGCCTTTTAGAATGTATCAGAAGAGAAAAGACAAGCTCACTCTCTGAAGCTATAGCCTTTGGATATTTTTATAATCGTTACAATACTCAAGAGCAATATGATAATATGCTAACTCATATCCAAACTCTTGGGTATAGCTTATTTATACAAAACTCAGTAATGCCTACTGAGGTAGCTCAAGGTGAAAACTTTAATATAACAGTTAACGTTAAAAACACAGGAGTTGCTCCATTCTATCTAAACTGGCCTTTAGTCGTTAAATTCGATTCAGGGGCTCGTTCACATGAGGTCGAAGTAAATTACAACCTCAGTTCAATATTACCAGACACATCAGTAAATATTACGCAAAGCATTGATGGAGTAGAATTACAAAGATCCATAGGAAATTTAGGAACTTTATTAGTATCTGTTTACATTAAGAAACCAGCAGCATTCCTTAGAGATGTAACATTCCAGAATGCTGAACACATTGAGTCAACACCCTATATGCCATTAGGTTCCTTGTCTCTAGGAGCTTCAGTCGCAAAAGATATAGTTGGAGATGTATCAGGATCATCCGAATTGTCTTGCAGCTTTAGAGTCATTGGTGATGTCAATGTAGCTACTAGAGATATAGGTAATGAAAGCTTTATCCCGAAAATGGATGGGATTTCTGCTAGACTAGTAATAAATAGATTCCAAAATTTAGAAACGATAGGTAGCTCAGAACTTTATGGGGATATTGAAAAGCAAGGACTAAAAGAATTTACAGAGTTAGAAGTAGCTCTAAGATCTAGCTTAAATGGTGACATAGAAAAGCAAGGAATAAAAGAACTGATTGATCTAAGCGTTGAAGGTTCTTCAGATCTTTCAGGAATTATAGACTCAATAGAAAACAAAGACCCACCAGTTATTAAACTGATAAACGGCTCTATTGCTGCGGGTAGTCAACTAGATTCCCTACCATTAGCTATTAGTAGAAATATAACTGATTTTAGTGTAGACTCTAATACTTCACTGATAGCCGAATTTATTAGAATAATTCCACTATCAAATTGTGACATCTCAGGATCTTGTGAACCTGAAGTTGATACAATTTCTAAATCAATTATACTTGAAGATTTAAGCTCTTCTTCACAAACCACTTTAACATCCCTATTAATTGATGGGTTCGCAAAATTACCTAGTGCCGAAGTTTCAGGTTCTTCTGACCTTGAAGGTTCGTTTGCTACAATAGTTAAGCTAGAAGGTGATCTTGAATCATCGTCAGAGGCATCACTAGCATACTTATCATTGGGTGTAGCTATCACAGGTGATGTTTCTGGATCATCTGATCTTGATGGGGATATATTTAGATTTGTTTTTGAACCCGAATTCGCTTTAGGATCTAAGCTAGATAGTTCTATATTTGTTAAGAGAAATTCGATTGCAGGAGAGTCTCGCCAGGATCGTTCAGGTTTTGAGAATTTAACACTAGGCGAAAGGTCTGTATCTCGCGCCTCAGTTACAAATGAGATAGATTCTATAACAAGACAACGAGCCACTACTCAATCTTCTTTCCTTAGTTTTGAGCAGAAACTATTAAAAGAACTCTCTAAGAGATCTGAAGGAAGTCCTCAAATCACAGAAATCTATAGAGAAACCCTTGAGTATCTAATAAATATCTTCTCTCAATATGTCTACATAAATGATCAAGACGAGCTTAAGCGAGTTCCTTGTTGGCATGGTAATACCGAGCGTGTAGTAGCTAAACTGCGACAGGAACATAACATAATCCTACCAGTCGTCTCTGTATTCAGAGTTGGTAATACAAATGATAAAAATAGAAGAAGAACATCAAGCATGATCGTCTATGATAAGTATTGGGATAATGAAAAACAAAGAGCTGTCAGAGTCGCTAGACTTGCTCCGATCCCAGTATCAATAAACTATAGACTAAGTGTTTGGACAAAATATCAGGAAGATATGGATCAACTTACCGAACAAATCCATAGAGACTTTAACCCTGATATGTCTATCCAAACTTCTTTTAACACGTCAACAAAAGCTTACTTAGAAAATGAATCACCCACTAATGAAGTTTTAGCACCTGAGGGTCAGGATAGACTAATAAGAAAATCATTTGATGTAACAGTCGAATCCTATATACCAAGCCCACGATTCGTTATTACCAATACTGGTAAGATAGAAGAATTTAATTCTGAGGTTTACTTCCCAATCCGATGAAAACTACCTACTTACTGCAAGCTGAAAACTCTCTGTTAGATTTTAGCAGAGGATCTAACAATCCATACTTTTTAGATGTAACTGAAGGACTGTATTTCGTTGGATTACTATCAGCATTACCAGACGATGGTAAAGATGGTTGGCTAGGAGCAGCAGAGCTTTTCTCTGTTCCTGGTGTTTTGGTTAATGGTCTTCCTGGGATAAAGCCTTTGGCTGTAACAACAGGCTCTTACTATCCACAACAAATAACAAAAGCCAACTTTTCATTACCAGGAATTACGAACGTCCCTAGTCAATCCGTAAGTGGCATAGTAGTTCAATACAATGGAGCTATCGAATTTCCTATAGCAACAGCAGATTGGGGGGCAGGCACAATAAAAGGTTTAGTTTTATACGCTCTTCGGGGGACTAGATTGACGCCTTTACTTACGGCTCCATTTCTAACTCCGAAAACTGTGCTGACCGATCGTCGATTAATAATACCTAATGAGTCTGCTTCTAAGCTTAGGATTATTGATCTAATAAAGAAAAATACTTTGAATTAAAAAAATTACCTTGGTTTTGTGATTATATTTTCCAAGGAATTGATAAATACTAAAGAGGAGTAATTAATTATGGCTTCAGGTAAAGTTAGAGAATTTGCAGTAGATATTCTGCAATACATGGCAAGTGGCGCAATGCCAGCAGTCAATACTGGTGGTCTCCACCTAGCTTTGTTATCAGGGGTCCCTGCGATCGCAGAACCTTTCACGGCTTCATCCATCTCTGCTGTAGAGGTCAGTGCTGGTCAGTTCCGAGCAAGCATCGGCACCAATAAGTTCGGAAGCACGTTTGCAGCACCTGTTGCTGGTTTCATGCAAATGAGCAACTCAGAAGGGGAAATTACGTTCCCATCAGACGCACCCACCACATTTGGTGTTTCAGGTTATGTTCTTTGTTATACATCAAACGGCACTCACGAAACAGATTATGTGGCTTATGAAGTGTTCAATGAAGCAGCTAATCAAGCAAAACAAAGAACTGTAAACATTAATGATACAGTTAAAGTTAACACGGGTGGATTAACAGTTAAGG